ATTCCTGCTGTAACTGTAGAACTAATAAAAGTAATCCAATCACCAGTATTTAAATTATGATTATTAGAAGAAACTGCTATAGTTACTGCACCAGCTACATAATCCATCACACTTGTTAGTTGTACTGTACTTACAAGAGGAGTAACATCAATATTATTATCACCATCATAAGAATATACTTTTTGTTCTGTACCAAACATAATATGTTTTGTTGTATCATTATCAGACCATGTAAGTAAGTCTCTAGCTATGCCATCAAAAGCTGCAGCAACTCTTTTATTATAGCCACGTAGATTCTCTGGTCTACCTTCTCTAAATCTTACACGATTACCATCATACCATGAACCTTCTTCGGCATAACGTGTGGACTCTCTATGGAACCCCGGTTTAAAATCTAACCTAGCTGTTACTGAATCATATGCCATTAGTTATTCTTTGCTCCTAAAATTGTACCTGCAGTTAATGCATTAGTTCTTGACCATCCATTTATAGCTACACCAGCTGCTCCTCCGGGAGCTGCAGAGTTATACATTCCATATGGTGCACTACCACCATTAATTGCATTAACACCAGCAACACCTAAAGTACCACCATTACCACCAGTTCCACCATAAGAACTGTGAATACTAATAGTACCAACTCCTGCTCCACCAGTAGTTAAAGTTCCTGCATTACCTGCAGGTCCAGATACAAAGGCATTAGGTTGTCCGGGATTCACAGGGCCTCCATCTCCAAAACCTGCTCCACCACCGGCAGAACCTCCTTGGAAACTTCCAGATACAGGGAAAGCTTCTCCTCCATTTCCTCCACCGCCTCCTCCACCTCCGCCTCCGATGGTTCCGTTGTTGGTAAGATTCATTGTAACACCACTAATAATATTTATAGCTGGACCACCCGGTTGTCCTGAACTATATCCATTTGGTCCAGCATTAGGATAATAAATAATAACAGAGAAAGAACCAATACCACCGGCTCCACCTTTACCTGCAATATAAGTTCCACTATCTAATGTAAGATTAACTTGAGAGTTAAGAGGTAGCCCAGTAGTTTCAAATGCATAATTACTTATAGAAGTACTTCTAATAATAGCTGAACTTGATAAAGTTAAATTAGCTATTACACTATCAGTTCCATTCCATCCTTGAGAAGTTGCTTCCGTAGCTGTACTAAAGTTAGTAGTAGTTCCTGAAAAAGTTTTACTAAATTCAAATCCTTTAGTAAATCCTTTTACCCATGCACTACCATTCCAATAGTAAATATTTGATACAGAGTTCCATGCGCTTCCAGTATAGATACTAGCTTCAGAAACTTTCTTCCAAACTCCACCTTCTATTATATAGAAAGATGATGCCATTATGAGAAGGCAGTAGTTTTATACCAAAGATCTCCTGTATACAATGTACCTAGAGAACCCGGATCAGTTGCACTTGTTGGTCCTGCTGTAGAAACCAATCTTTGACCTATTGCATTACCTATTGCTGTACTCCCTGTAGTTGTTATCTTAGTTGATATAACAGCATTGTTTATGATAGCACCTGTACTAACATATGCAACATCCATTCCTATTTCAGCTCTTGTTGCTGCTGTTGTTGATTGTGTAATTAAATTAATACCTATTGGAGATGCACTTACTGCAAATAAATTACCTGCTCCAATGCCTGTACCATTAGCTGCATAAACATTAGTACCATTACAAATTACAGTTCCAATACCACCTTGTGCTATAGCTACTCCAGCAGCAGCAACTGTTTTAATTGTTACAGTATATGCACCACTAGTGTTATTATAAATAATATAATCTTTTTGAACTTGAGGAATAATTACAGCTACATTAGAAGTTAAAGTTCCTGTTACTTCTAATGTTTTAGTTCTAGCTTGATCAACTCCTCCATCAGCTACTGTTAATGTAAGGTCTACACTACTTACTGCAACATTAGTATATCCTGCTATACTAGAGTCTACTAAATCAATTACACTTTGATTAAGTTTTTGACCCCATGTATTAGGATTCTCTCCGTCCCCTTGTTTTTCTAGTCTTAATCTTGTTGTATATGTTGATGACATTAGAAGTTTCCTTTAATCCATGCAGCAATAATTGCTGTTACAAGTGTACCACAAACTAGCCAAGCTAGTCTTTCCCATCTTTGTGTATTACGATTAGCATCATTTCTTATACTACGTAATTCTGTTGTTGCCTCTGCCCAACGAAGACCACATTCTCTTTCATGTTGTTCTATTTTTTTTAAAGCTTTAAGAGCCATGTCCATCGCAGTCTTCTCAGTCATTGTACCATACCTTAGTTGTTATTCAAAATTATCTTGCTGTTGCGTATTTATTGGAATTTTCTGCAAAGGCAATGTACGATATAATATAATTATTTCCATTGTATCCTTCCCAAGTTGTTCTCATTTTAAAACCATTAGATAAGTAGTCTAATTCAAAAGTAGAACTATCTGATTGTGCGTTATCACTATTCATGCTAAGTCTTTTTTGTACAGGATTAAAAGGACTACTATTGGCATTTGAATAAGACCATGATTCTCCAGCAGCACCACTATGGTTATTTCCTATATACTTCACCATTACAAAAGCAGGTTTGAACCCTGTATAAACAAATGACCCGTCCGTATTTCCATTTCCAACATATTCTCCACTATGAATATATCCGGGACAATTTGCAAAACAATAAGCAATCATCTTAGAACCGGCACCATCATTTATACCATCTGTATAATTTGTACTAAAGACTGTTGAAGTAGGAGCAGACATAGAACCATTACCAGATTTGTCTACTGAAACATTACTATTATTTAAATTCATTCCATAGTTCCAGCTAGTTTGTGAGTCTGACCATACCCACCAGTTACCAGATTTACCTAGGCCTTTAGTTATAATATAATTAGGAGCTTTGGATAAACCATGTCCTACTGTTTGAACTCCTNNACNTGATAAAGTTCCTGTATAAGTAACTATAGAAGCACAAGTGCTAGAATCTAATTGTACTGTAGATGTTAAATCTCCATTACCATTACTAACTGTTGTTCCACCATTAAATCTCCAACCAATTCCCACCATAGGAGTTGATCCAGAATTAAACCATGTGCCACCTGTTATGTTATAATTAGTTCCACTTTGAGATACAAAATTGTATTGTGGTAGAGTAGCTTGAGCAGAAGTACCATTTGAACCTATATAATAGTTATTAGAACTAGCACCAAAAATTCCTTCTGTGGTATTCATCCAATAAGGAGTTTGAGCATAAGTATCTGAACGCATAATATGCAAGTCTTGTTGAATACCAAATCCATTTTCACCAATGGTACTAATAGTTCTTGCACCATTATTACCTGTGTATCTCCAAGAACCAAATAATTTTTTTGCAAAGTTATCCTCAGTTTGTGCAGGATCAACAGTTGCATCTATTGGAAGGTTACCAGAACATAAAGCTACATAACCAGAAGGCACAGCCAGAGAAAAGTCACCAAATCCATTTTCATCTGCATTTCCACCAGCACTTACAAGTCCAGCAAAAGTTGAGTCAGCTCCAAAATTAAATACACCACTAGCAGTATTACCACCACCACCACTACCGAGATATGGTGCTAAAACTCCACTTGAAGGTATAGCATAAGTGGAACTATAACTACTTCCATTATAAGTCCATTTAAAAGTATTATTATCTCTATCTATTGCAATACCAAATGTTTGAGGAACAGACCTAGCAGTTCCTATACCATCTGCACTTTGAGCAACACCATTTAACATAAATGCACCTTGATAATTATCAACAGTATAACCTCCTGCTCCACTTACTGCTGCTCCGCCTCTATCTCCTGTAAGATTTGATCTCATTATATCTGGTACACATACTCCCGGAAATACAGCATCTTGAGCACCACCAAATTGTGTAACACGAACTTCCCAATAATATTTACCTGATTCTGGTATTCCTGTAGAAGTAATAAAACCTCTTTGATTAGTACCTACTGCATATTTTAAATTACCCTCACTAAATGTAAAACCACCAGTATTTTTTTCTAATCCACCTATTGTAGCAAAATTACCACCATTACCAGCAGTAGCTGAGAAGGTTGGAGAGTCACCCATTTGATCTGAAGCTACTATACTATTAGCTGTCCAATCATTATTTTTTCCAGATACGTCATTTCCCATATCACCACTAGAAGCAAAATCTAAATGAAAACCATTGTTACCAAATGTTAATCCTGAAGGGTCTTTGGGAATCCAAACTCCATTTTTTAGTTCTCCAAAATCTGAAATAGCAGCAGCACCATCAATTTGTATAAAGTCAGCCATATAACCACTCCAATATCTTGAAGCACTACCATATCTACCAATGTAATTTGCAACTCCATTTTTACCTGCGTCTGGAGGAGTGGTATTAGGATAACCAGCATTTTGAGTCCACTCACCACCATTCAAAGCTATAAGTTCTCCATTAATATAAATTTTTAATCTATCGTAATCATTTGATGCAGCAGAGTTTATTATTGCTACAAAATGGAACCAAGCAGAAGGATCTCTATATCTTATGTTAGTAGTATAACCATTTACTCCACCACTTCCCATATAATAAGCAAGGTTATCTGCTATAGCATCATCATTATTAAAATAAAAACTACCTGTATTTCCAACAGCAGTAAATATAGAAACTGGATTTACATCACCAGTAAAAGTTTTTTTAAGCCAAACAGAAAGGGCAACTTGAGTAGTAGATGATGGTGCTGAACCCCATGTTTTATTTAAATAAGAAGCACTCCCATCAAATCTTGCACTATTAGCTATTTGGTAGGAATAGAAATCACTACCACCGCCACCTGCTGGTTTATTCCATAATTCATTATTAAACATCTATTGTTCCTTTATGCAAATGCTAACTGAGGCGCACCTAATTGTATTTTACCTGCTGTTGAAATAAAGTATGGAAGAACATCAAGTGATCCTGCTGCTGTGCTAAGAGTTATACCAGCTCCACCTACTGTTTCATAATCAGTTCCTAAAGATAAAGTACGTGAGCCTGTACCATCTTGTATAATAACCATGACTCCTGATTGTCCCACTACATCTGTGGTAGGATTATCTAATGTTACATTACCTGTAAAAGTTAAAACAAAGTTTTGATAAGTGTCATAGTTTAAAGTAATATTTCCTGTGTTAGTTGCATCTGTAAGAGTAGCACCTCTTTGAGCAGCTGTAAAACTTTGAGCTACATTAGTTCTTGCTATAGTAGGACTTGCACTTACTTTAACTGTATCTGTTGCACAGACAGCAGCTGTAATATCTGTACCACCTTCAAAGGTAATTGTATCACCTTCATTAATAACTTGTGAACCACCACCATCTCCGGCAATAGTAAACTGTGTAGAAGCTGTAGTGAAAGAAGCGATATACTTTTGTGCGTGGGCTTCTAGTAAATCTCCTGCGCTTGCTCCTACATCTAATACTATAGCTGTTCCATTAGTAGCTGTATAATCTGAACCATCTAATAAAACACCATTAAGAAAAACATCAACATGACCAACTGTATATGTTAAAGGAGAGAAAGTAGTTTGTCCACCAGTAGCAGTTACAATAGCTTTATCGGTTATTCCATATTGTAGTCCTTGACCTATATAAGCCATTCTATTCTCCTAGTTGAGGCCAATCATTTAGTATTGCAAGAGTATTTACTGTCCCATCTTCGTTATAAGTAGAAGTATTAAGAGCAATAAAATTATCCATAGTTGTACAGTTAGTAACAGCTGTTTCCATTTCTTCTGCTTTTACTCTGATAGCATCTCTGTATGTTTGTATGTTAGCAGGAATTTCTGTGCCATTATCAGACTTACGTATGATAGCCCAATCAGTTTGTGCAAGATAAGATGCTTGTTGAGATTTAATTTTTTGAATAGTATTAGATTTTAATCCTCTATTAATTACTTGATTACCATCTTTATCTGAGATAAGATTAAAATCTTCATCTACTGCATCTTCATCTTCAAGTTTAATATCTCCAGCTTTTTCAATAGACTCTACAACATTGTCTCCAACTACTGCATAAGTAGGATCATAAGATATGTAATAATTAGAATCATATTTAGGAGCCATGATAACATCATAGATACCTAACGATAACCTTTCTTCTTTAGTCCATATAGTAAAAATAGAACGAGGATGTTGCACCCCATTCTCATCTACTATACTTTTTGGATGTGCAATAATCTTACTTACACTTCCATCTTTTACTAGTGCCCACATTTTATTTCTCCTTTAGTTATAATTTGTATTTTATCATATTAATTCTACCTAGCCAATGAGTACTTAAAGGGATTGTGTGCAAATGCTAAGTAGATATAATTTCTACCACTACCATTAAAAGCCACATGATCAGTTCTCATCTTTACCCCATTAGAAAGAAAATCTATTTTTGCTAAGTCTCCACTTTCTTCTACACCAGCTGTATCTGGATTTAAATATTTATCCATAACATTAAAAGTTTCTCTAGCACTATCATAAACAATCCAGTTGTTTGCATTACCAGTATCTTTTATCATAAACCAAGCAGGTTTAAATCCCATATAAATAAATGTACCATCATCACCACCATTACCAGTATAATTATTTGCTGCAATATACCCCTCTACATTTGTAAAACAAAAAGCTACCATGTCTTTACTACTAGGATTTATATTACTATTTACCTCAAAAACACTTGATGTGTTTCCACTAGGTACAAAAAGATTACTACCTACACTATAAGTACCATTACTATTAAGGTACATTCTACTATTATCAGCAGGAAAAGCTCCAGCAGTTCCCATATTTTTATGGAATACTGTCCAATCCATTAATGCAGCACCAGATGTAAATGGTTTACATATTAACATTGAAGGTGCTGCATTAAGACCATGACCAAGAGTAACTGAACCTCCAGTACCAGTCCATGTTACAACACTAAAACCACCACTAGGATCTACTTCTACTGTAGTATCTATTGACCCTGTAGTATTTGTACTTGTTGTTCCACCATTAGCCACCCATTTATAATTTACATAAGTTTGACCACTTGCATTCACTTGACCATAACCTGTTAATGTTAAAGCACTTTCTGTAGGAGCAGCAGTATAAGGACCACTAACACCTTGGTTTGCGTACCAAGCTGATGTATTAAATTCTCCAAAGGAATCATAATCTCCATTATTATATCCTTGAGTCCAAACATTCCAGTTATTACCAGAGTTACGTTGTCTAATAATACTTAAAGAAGGTTTCTTTGCCATGTCTATAGTTATTGATCTGCCTGAATTACCATCACCTGTCCAAATTTTAGGACTAAATAATTTTTGTGGAAAATTATCTTCAGTTTGTGCAGGGTCTACTTCTGCTGCTACTGGTAAATTGCCAGAACACATAGCTAAGAATCCTGATGCTATAGTTTTTGGAGTATAATAAAAATTACCATAACCTGTATTATCACTATTACCTTGTGCTGTTTTTGCTCCTGCAAAAGTTCCATCTTGTCCTGCGTTTAATATAGATGTTCCATTTCCATTATACCCAGCAACCCATAAAGATAAAGTTGTTCCTGCTGTAAAAGTATCTCCTGCATTAGCTCCTGTTGCTGGATTACCACTAGCAAACCATGATCCATTTTTACCCCACCAAATTTTTCCTGCATCTATATCTACTGCTATATTACAAATATCTCCATTGCCAAAAGCACTACCATAACTAGCACCAGAAGAAGCATCAAACTTATATAGATTGCCGCTCACCAATTCAATATAAGATGTGAAACCATTTTGAGGTTGTATATTAGATGTGCCTTGAGCAGTTCCCATTTTATTTGTATAAATTAATCCTANTCCGGGCCACCCTCCAGCAGGACTACCAGATTGCATAATTTCTGCATACCACTTACCACTTTGCATTGAAAAAGTAGAACCAGTTGAAGCAGTACCACCAGTCGCACCAGCAAATGCTAAATCACCTTCTGAAAAAGTAGTAGCTCCATAAGATAATGATGGGTTTGTTCTAGATAAAAAGTTCCAAGTAGCAAAATTACCACCATTAGAACTAGAGTTGAAGGTTGGAGTATCTAGCATTTGGTCATGTGTTGCTAATGATACATTTGTCCAATCATTATTGTTTCCACTCACATCATTGCCGGGAGCAGACGCATCTGCAAAATCTAAATAGTATCCTTGCGAGCCAAATGTTAGTCCTGATACATCATCTGGAATCCACACACCATTTTTTTCAGAAGCAAATGACGTAGGGTCAAGAGCAGTTCCATCAATAAATACTACNTCTGCCATATAACCCTTAAACCTTGTAGCAGTTTCATAACCTCCATATANACCTAAAACATGNTCTACATTATTATTTATAGCAACATCACCAGATACAGAAGATGTTGATACTTCAACTCCATTTACATATTGATAAGATGTACCTCCAGAAAGTTTCCATACTATATGTTGCCAAGCTGAAGGATCACGATAAACTCCACTACTAACATTATAATTAGCATCTGCTGACGAAGAACGTAATTTTTGTTCATAGTAATACATTCTAAATCTACTACTTTGATTACCACTTGTACCTGCATTTAGTATAGCCATATCACCTTGACTATTTGCTAGAGTACCTGATTGTTTAATCCAACAACTAAAAGTCCATGTCTGTCTATTACCTGCACTTCCGGGTGTCCATTTTAAATAACCAGAATCCCATCTAAAACTTTTGGCTATTTGATAATCATAAATAGTACTACCACCACCACCAGCAGCACCGGCAGCTCCTGCTATCATTTGATTACTTAGTAATCCCATGTGCTAAGCAATCGTTTTTATGTCAAGAGTTATTACTGATTGTATGGCTGTAGCAGTTTGAACAATATAATCTAATCTATCAATTGAATTAGCAGCTGTACTTAATGTTGGTCCAGTACCACCAGCAAATTTCCAGTTAGTTCCATAGGATAATGTACGTGAGCCTGTACCATCTTGCACAATAAATATAGAACCTGATTGTGAGATACCGGGATTAGTAGGATTATCTAAAGTTCTATTACCTGCAAGAGTTACTTGAAAATTATTATTTAATGCTAGGTTAGTAGAAATATTTGCAGCATCAGTTAAAGTAGTAACAGCTCCTACTTGAGCTGTGCTAAAAGTTTGAGTTTCGTTGGTTACAGCTCCTACGGAAGCATGGTAACTTGCAAGGTATCGTGCTCTGGTTGTCATATCTTTTCCTAACTAAATGCTAATTGTGGTGCACCCAACTGTATTGAGTCTACTGCTTTTACATAATAAGGTAAAACATCAACTGATGCAGCTGCTGTACTTAACGTAATTCCAGCACCACCTACTGTTTCATAATCGGTTCCAAGAGATAATGTTCTACTACCTGTACCATCTTGAACCAAAACTATAACTCCTGATTGTCCTACATTTTCTGTAGTAGGATTAGTAAAAGTAATGTTACCTCCTAGAGTTACTATAAAGTTTTGATAAGTATCATAATTAAAAGTAAAAGCTCCGGTTTCTGTAGAAGATACAGTATATCCTGCTTGAGCTTTAACCCATACATTGTTAGTATCATTCTTTGCAAGAGTAGAATTATCAGCTAACTTAGTAAGAGCAATACTTGCATTTGCATTAACAGCTACATTCATTAATGTTCCTGCACTAACTTTTACATTAGTAACAGCACCTGTTGCTAACTTAGGTGTAGTAACAGCACCATCAGCTATTTGACTAGATGTTACTATTGCATTAGCTGGTCCATTACCAAGGTATGACATTATGTTATCTCCAGTATTGACATTACAACATCAACAGAAGAAGCTGTGTCTGATGTTACAAATATTCCATCTCCTGTTTCTAGTACAACTTTCTGATCACCACCTATTACTATCAAAGAACCTCCTGATGGTATAGGTGCAGTCTTAACTAAAGCTGTATCAGTAGCTCCATCATTATGATCACATGTAACATAAATGGTACTAGCTGTAATGTTTGCTAAAGTTAATCCTATAATAGTTGTTTGTGTAGCAGAAGCAACTGTGTAATTTCCTACTCTTGTGTCACTTGTTCCTACTGCTTGTGATGTTTTATTTTTAAATGTATTTGCCATGTTATTATCCTAGTGCTATTGCGAGAGCTATAATTTCATCCGTTGTAGCTATCCCTGTTAAGTTTGAACCATTACCATAGTAGTTAGCAGCTGTAACATTACCAGACATAGTTAGTCCTACTCCAGATACTTGTCCTGTGAATACAGCTGTTCCTCCACTTAAAGTATTTGCTGTTGCAGAAGCTAATATAGAAGATGATACTACAGTTAATTGATTTACTGTAAAGGATGCTGCAGATGTACCTGCTGGTACATTAGTAAGATTAGAACCATCTCCCCAATATGCAGCTGCTGTTACATTTCCTACTACTGTTATACCGAGTGAAAAATTAGTTTGATTACCAAAAGTTTTATTTATAAATATATCTGTTGTTGATACACCTGCTAGTTGTGTACTACTTACAGGCATACTTGCTACTACATTACCACTAAAGGCTGAATGAGCTGGAGCTTGTAATCTTGCATAATGAGCATTACCAGTTTCACAATATAAATCTATATTTGCTGGTGAACCACTATCTGTTTTTACTTGTATACTACCACCTGCTACAAAAACATCTCCACCAATAGATGCAATAGCATTTACTGCCAGAGCTGTAGTAGAAGTTTTAACTCCTACATTAAGATTGTTTAGATTTAAATCTGTACCACTTGTAGGTAAAATAATACCTGTTAAGTTAGCACCACTTCCCCAGTATGCTGTTGCTGTTACATTTCCACTTACCACTAAACTAGATGCTGTGGCAGAAGCTAATACAGAAGATGATACAGCTGTGAGTTGATTAACTGTAAATGCTGCTACAGATGTAGGAGCAGTTGGTAAGTTAGTTAAATTAGAACCATCTCCCCAATATGCAGATGCTGTAACATTACCACTAACTACTAAACTACTTGCAGATGCTGAAGCTAATGCAGAGGAAGATACAACAGTAAGTTGGTTAGCTGTGAAAGCTGCAACAGATGTTGAAGCACTTGGTAAGTTAGTTAAATTAGAACCATCACCCCAGTATGCAGTTGCTGTAACATTACCATTAATTCGTGCATTGTGATTAACTTGTAAGCCATCTCCTGTGCCTGTTAATTCTAATGAAGTAATAGTTAATGCATCTGAAACTTTTACAGTACCACTTACATTTGCTGTTGTTGTTGTAGCTGCATCTACTGTTATCGTAATTCCGTTACCAGCAGTTATACCACTCATTGTACCACCAGCACCAGAAGGAAGATTAATTAAATGTCTACCATCTCCATAATAAAATCCTGCACTTACTTGTTGAGTAAAGGTTGCACTTGCTCCTACAACCATAGTTCCACTTACTTTAGAACTAAAGTTTGCAGTTGCTCCACTAACATTACCAGTTACATTACCAGTAAGATTACCAGTTACATCTCCATTTACATCTCCAGTTAAATCTCCAGTTACATCTCCTACTACATTACCAGTTACGTTTCCTGCTACATTACCAGTTACATTACCAGTAAGAGCTCCTCTAAAACCTCCAGTAGCAGANACTTCATTAATAAAAGTTGCTCTGTTTCCTGTAAGAGTTTGTGCTACCCAAAGATCAGTTACAGATAAATTAGTTACAGANATATTTGCNGTNACTACAGCACTAACAATGATTCCATATCTGTCAATATTAAGACTATGCATAGGACCATAAGTCGCAGAAGTTACTCCACTAATCTGTAAAGAAATATTACTGTTACCTGCTTGTCCTGCAGTATTAGTAATAGAAAGTGGAGCTGTAGTAGTAAATTGTCTACCATAAGGTAAACCACTAACCATAGCAACATATCCTGTTACACCAGTTAAATCTGTTATAGCATTAATAGCAGAGGCATCAGCAGTAATTGTTGTACCATCTAATTGAAAAGCACCTGAAATATTAAATGTAGAATTAGAAAGTTGAATAGCAGAATTGTTTCCAAAACCATCTTGAACATTTTGTAGAGTGCTACTTACTCCTGTTGAACTAACCTTAAGTAGTCCACCATAAGTATTTGCAATTTTAGTACCGGTTAGTGTTGTCATTCTTTAGCTCCAAACTTTCTTTATCATACCACAGGTTAGACGAGATTCCAATCATTAGTTTGGTCTTCCCAATTCATTGTAGCATTCTCCCATGAAATATTTCTATCAGCATTGGAAGGTGGTCGAGGATCATTCACAGGTACTTCTGGAGTTATTACAGGAGAATAGTTTAAAGGATTGTTTTGAATATTCCACATACCATCCCAACATTCAGGACATACCTTTGTATTATAACTAGTCTTTTGTAATGTGTGTAATTTATATCCAAAACCACATTGATCACAAATTCCCGGTGTACGAGAGTTACCACCCATTACGTAATGTAACCTAATCTAGGTACTATTCTCAAATCAGCTCTTTGACTATCGGCTTCAAAGGCTGTTGTAAATGTTTCTTCATAGTTAGCTTTTAACATCATAATTCTATCGCCCGGAGTATTAGGTCTTTTCATTGATAAGTAATAAGCTAATCCATTAATAAGACAGGGTAAGAATCTAAAAGGAACATCAGCATTTTGAATAGCACTCTTGGTAATATCATACA